TTAAGCAAGTTTTAAGCCTACCTGATTTCCTCCTTGTGTCGTATTTGTGTCGTTGTCACCCAAAAGTGAGTCAATTTTGCGCGCATGTTCGGTCAGGTGGTTAGGTGCCAGGTGTGCATACCTGCGTACCATTTCGATGCTTTCCCATCCTCCCATTTCCTGCAATGCAGAAAGTGGAACGCCTGCCTGAATCAGCCAGCTTGCCCAGGTATGCCGTAAGTCGTGAAAACGGAAATCCTCAATACCTGCCCGCTTGAGTCCTATCCGCCACGCCGTGTTATCATCACAGCGCATTTTTCTGACTGATGGCGTCTTGGTGCCGTCTGGTCTGGTTGCCTCTTTGGTGTGAACGAAAACCCATCGTGAATGCTTTCCTATTTGCTCCTTCAGTACCCGGCATGCGGTATCATTCAGCGCTACGCCAATAGCCTTGCCCGCTTTGGCGTTCTCCGGATTTATCCATGCCACCTTCCTTTGCATATCAACCTGAGTCCACTCCAGATCCAGAATGTTTGAACGGCGTAAACCGGTGGACAGCGCAAACACAACCACTAGTCTGATGCTGTCTGGCATGCAGTCGATGAGCCTGTTTGCTTCCTCTCTGGTCAACCAGCGAATCCTTTTGCTTACTGGCTTCTTGGTCTTAATAACTGGCGCTGTCTTTATCCATCCCCATTCGTTTGCCGCGGCACGAAGAAGTGATCGCATAAAAGAAAGGTAATGGCTTTTGGTTCCTGCGCTGACTGGCCGGTCTTTGTATTCAGGCACGGGCTTGCTGTCCCTTAAGGCCGCATCGCGCTGAATCTCCCATTTTCGGCGGTGGTTGCGGTTGATCATCCTGCCAACAATCTTCTGCACCTCCTCGCCGGTAATAGAGGAAATATCCCGCCCTGAGAAATGACCAAGAAAGAACTCAAACTTTACCTTGTCATCATCCAGGCTTCGCTTGTGCTCCTTCTCGTCCAGCCAGCGCATGCAGGCCTCTTCGAAAGACCTCACAGGTAGGTCGCCTAACTCCTCGACCCGCCATGCCTCCGCTTTTAGCCGGTCGTGCAGCTCCTGCGCTTGCTTTTTGTCCGCTGTGTTAAGCGAACGCCTAACTCTTTTGCCATTCGGGGTAAAGAAATGACAGTGCCATACCCCGCCTCTGAGGGTGATTGACATGATGGACCTCCGTTTTTGCCATCACCCATGCTCGCCGGGCGATTCTGTGATGGATTGCGAACATAATCAATACAGGCGGAGCGAAGCACCAGGTACTTGCCGCTGTCTCCACCAGTTCTGCGCGCTGGCAACTCTCCGCGGCGAATCAGGTTACTTACGGTTCTTGCTGAAACTTTCAGGTAAAGCGCGGCCTCGGCAAGCGTCAATGGCTCGTCGTTTTCCATATTTACTCCTCAGGTGGCTTGCTGTGTTTGAATGCGTAAATGAGAGCGATGAGAAGGGCGAGAGTGAGAATGTCGCCCGGGTCGGCGGTGATGGTGATGTTCATGCTGCAGCGCTTTTGCGTGTAACTTGTTACTCCTGAATTTGGGCGTAAAAAAACCTGCCGGAGCAGGTTATTAGGAATGAATCTTGGTCAGATTGGCTGCTTAAATTTTTGTCTAAACAAAAAACCATTACTGTTTCTATACATATACTCCCAGTCTTTATAAGGAGCGTCACCAATGCTCATGCTAAAAAAACTTCCAGGGTCAAGTGCGTCGAAAAGCATTTCACTAGTAGGATCTTCAAGAACGGTTAACTCAAACTCAACTACCAAAAACGAAAGGTTCTTGCTGGGGTTTGCTTGAGTCTCTAAGAATCCTCGAAGCGTTACATCAGGTGCTTCCGGAGCAACAACATCAACCTTAATCATTTCCCTTCCTCCCTTTGATAAACCGGGTCCGATCCCCGTGGAAAAATAATCGAATCATAACAGCGAAACTTTAGTCGCCTATTAGTGAAATATGGCTCAGTTGACTGTTTCTGCGGATTTATTGGCTTCATAATTTCGCCGTTTTTCAATCATCCTGATGTAGAAGTCATAAAGCTCTTTGCGCATGCGCAGCTTCATTTCAACAGGTAAGGGCTCCTGCGATTTCTTCCACTCATCCAGTTCAGGCTTGCAAGCAACATAAGCCTCATCAACGATTTTTTTTGGCTCAATATCGGACTTAATTAAGGGGATGGTGTGGTCATTCAGGCATTTAACCTCTGGCGTTTCGAATGACCTGTCATCCGCGATTGCTGTCATAGAAAGCAATATTACAGATAAAAAAATCCACCTCAAGGCTTCTCCTCCGTTTCATTAGCCGGGTCCAATCCCCGTGGAAACCTCATCGGCCCTGAGTGGTGAAACTTTAATCTTGCTTATTAAAGTCCAGCCATTCCTCCCAGCAATGTTCCGGGTCAATATCCTTATACCCACGCCGCTCAGATACCGCTAAGACCCCTTCAGCATCCGTGACAATAGCCGTGGCATTATCACGAATAGACAACACCTCCTCTTCAGTCAAAGGAGAGCCTTTCTCTTCGGCTTTAGAAACAAGAAGGCTGATGAGGGAGGGGATGAAAAGGATTATCACTTATCCTCCTTCTGATAAACCAGGTCAGTATTACGCGGAAACTGCAGTGCCGCGTTTCTGTAATGCTGCAACCTCTGCCTGAAATATTCGCGATATTCCTCCGGTTGCTGCATCTCCACTTCCATGGGGATAACCGGCATATTCATACGCTCTTTATAAGTAAGGCCAAATGCGGCTAAATCCACGTTAAACTTGTCGCGCTCTTATTTGCTTCTTGCCGCAAAGTTGCGTGACTTTACTCTTCCCCTTGAATGACACCATATGAGTGGGGAGGGAGCCCAGCTTTCACTTTCTGCTCAATCGGCCCTTCCTTTAATTTCCACTTCGTGACCTTATCAATCCTTTTCCAGTACTCAGGCGTTCCATGATTGCTGTCATCGTGAAAGAAAATTTTGTCTGTTGTTGCCGAAAGGACCTTATGTGAAACAGCATTTTGCTGTGCCAGGGTTGGCTTTCTGGCCAGCGTAAATGGGAGGCCAATCACGTCGTACTGACGATTAAAAAATTCCCACGTATTATCACTGAAGCCCTTAATTTTTCTCATTCCGTAAGGGGCAATGATATGCCTTAATGTATATCCGTGATGATTACTATTCTCAGTACCATTTCTTGCCATCGCCTGTAGCCTTCAATCAAATTTATCCCATCTGTTTATACTACCACTACAGTTTTTGTCAGCTTATATAAATGTAAATCTACTAACTGCCAATTATAGCGCGCCACCTACGGCATCGCTGCTTCTATATGCTCACGCAACGCAGTGGCATGATAATAATAGTCTTCTTAATTACTTGCCCGTGCGCGGAGCAATCCTCTGATTCCGTAACGTAAAAGTGTTCCCACTTCGACGCACATAGAAACAAGCCAATCAATGCGTTTGGTATCTTCCGAGACTATTTCAGCTAGTCATTGGCTGGCGTAGTCAATCATCGCCTGCACATCACCTACAAATGGATTGGGGGAATTAGTTGTCATGGTTTCACCTGTGTTCACCTTCATTTATGAGCGCGTCTATTTTATCTTTGACGCGAGAGCTGGTTACTTGCTTTGCGTAAGGGCGTTGTTTACCGCTTTTGGGTGAGACAAAGATGCTGTAATGGCTGAAGCCATTATCATGGTCAGCCCTGCCGTAATCTCGGCCGTCAATCTCAACCAGAAATACGGTTGCCATATCAACCCGCCTTATCCGCAGTGTCATGGGTGCCGGAGCGGAGTTGCTCGGCAGTATCAGTGGCTATTGCGTAAATGTCAGATCCATCATCAGCCAGCACTAACGCATTTCTCACCGCGATAGCCCCTTCCGCCCGCACCGAGTTCAGGTAAGCGTCGGTGGCTGGGGTTTCAATGTTCGGCAATAGAGCGTAATCACACCACTCAGTGATGCCTTCGGCGCAATTGTCACCTTCTTCAACAGGCCGTAACCCAGTCATAGTTGCGCGTTGCATGATGACACCCCAGACAACGCTACCAACTTCATCAGACCATCCGTCACAAGCCTCACCGCGATACTCTGAAAGCGATGTTTCAGCGAAATCCTGTGCTTCCTTGGCGGTTTGAAACTCTTCGTAGCCGCAACCGCTGTCATATGCAAAGAAACCATGCGGGCCATCTTTCAGCGCCGCATTCTCCGCAGCCATCGCATCCAGCTTCTGCTGCAATTCATCAAACTTGCGCACCAGATAAGCTGGTAAATCTTCGTTAAGACGCATGTCGCCAGGTAAACATTTACCGGTCAGCAATCCACGCATTTCGCATTCGGTGATTTTCATTTCCCTTCTCCTGAATCCGCTACAGACACCACGACAAGCTCATCGTTATCGAATGACTCTGGCTTATCGTTGATGTAACAAAGCACCTTATTGGCAAGGTGCCTGACGTTGGTAACCATTGCTGTTTGCTCATCGGCTAATACGATGAACATGAAGCTGTTGAGGCGATATGCCGGTATGCGGCATTGCCTGCGGTGAAGTGTTTGCATGGGGATTGTCCGGTCACCTGCGCTATTAAAGCCTGGAAGTCCCGACACGCTTTCATCTCCTTCGCCCATGCCAGCCAAATCAATCTTGCCTCTGAATTCTGCCAGTCATTCGCCCTCGATAATGGCGCGTTTACTGCCTGGAAAGCAGCCGGCCGGAACAAAATTGACTGGAGCGATTATTACGACTTCGTGGCGCGCTGGAAAAATCACCCAGGCTTTGACTTTGCAATCATCCCTGACGTTATCGACGGTGGAGAAGCAGAGAACGAGGCGCTGCTGGATGAGTGGCCGCACGGTGATTTCTACGGCGTGCCGGTCTGGCACATGAACGAAAGCGACGACCGGTTTATTCGTCTCTGTAATGAGTATCCGTGGGTGGCGATCGGGAGTTGCGGAGAATATGACGTTAAGAGGCCAAATCTGGCTGTAGCGCGCATGAAAGACCTGATTCGGCACGTTACTGACGATTACGGTCAGCCTATCGCAAAACTACACGGACTTCGCATGCTGAACCCACTCATCTTCACCAAGCTACCGCTGGCGAGCGCTGATAGCACTAATGTAGCGAGAAATATCGGCATCGATAAGGCATGGTCAGGAGCATACGCACCTGCATCCAAAGAAACTCGGGCGGCACTGATGGTCGAACGTATTGAGTCACACAATAGCCCCGACTCACTGCATTATTGTGAGCAGCGGGACCGGTTCAACATGCAGCTACAGCTGGCTGTATAGGAGCAATCATGAACAACGTAATTCCCTTAAAGCGTTCTGAGCACGTCATATCAGACGTCGAGCTGGACATGCTGGCAAATGACCTTACTGCTATTGCCACGCGCTATGCAGGCTTTGTGTCACTCCCTGCAGCTATCTGCAAAACCCTTAGCGATGCACTGAAGAGAGACAAGGGCGGACCGGATTTAATCAGCACTCCAGACCATGTAATCGAAGAGAAATTCAGAGAGAAGTTCAGCTTCAAAGAGAGCATCAGTGAACTTCAGGCGCAAATAAACAGGAATGGTGGCTATAACTTCGAAGCCTTGAGAGAGGAGCAAGACGATGGAGAAGGCAACGTTCCTGCTTAGGAGCGACAGCATCCGACAGAACTGCATCAGTACCATCCAGCAACTCCCCGCCAGTCCCGACAAACCAGTCGAAATAGTCATTCAGGAACGCAAACGCAGCTCGGATCAGAACCGGCGCATGTGGCCGCTATTGCATGACCTGTCCCGACAGGTTGAGTGGTACGGACAGAAGTACACACCTGACGACTGGAAAGACCTAATCACCGCACTCGTAGCGAAATCCAAAAACGAACAGCAGCGCACCGCACCCGGCATCGGCGGTGGCCGCCTTACGCAAGCTCGATAAGGATATTAAGCGACAGGTAATGCAAACGCTCGCAAGTTTTGCATTTCTCGATTACTGCCAGAGCGCTTCAAGCAAGAAGCCGTGTAATTGCTGTAATGCCACTGGCTTCATCGACGCAGAAGTATTCACCATGAAATCACGCTTTGGCACGCAAAGGCCTGGTGCGGTGACGGAAATTAAGCGCGTTGCTGAGTCTCTTCCTGAAAATACGGCTTATCAGGTGCGTGATGTTGAGCGCGTTCTTTGTCCTGAGTGCAAAGGGAAGTGCGTGGTGTCATCAGCCTGCAGGGATTGCAAGGGGAGGGGAAAAGCGATGATGGAAGCAGAAAGTAAACGACAGGGCGTACCGGTAATGGGTGACTGCAAACGATGCAGTGGGCGAGGGTTCGAGAGAATACCTTCTACAGACGCCTATAATGCAATCTGTGATTTTACCGAATCGATCAGCCTGGATACATGGAAGAAAAGCGTCAAACCGTTTTATGACAGACTTATCGTCAAGCTTGAGATTGAAGAGTCTTGGGCTAATGCTGCATTGAATAAAGTTACCGCTTAAAGTCAGAAGCCCACCTAGGTGGGCTTTTTGCTATTAGTTATCAAGCATTGGGGAGGCTAGGCCACTTCTTGTAAGCGAAGAGATAAAGAGTAAAAAAGTGCAATCCGGGAAAAGACAGCAGTAGTGCCATTTTCCATCCGAATCCGGCCTTCTGAGCCATGCGCAAGCATGGGATGAACATGAAGAACCAAATTATGAATGTCATTGCTGCTAGAGGGTTTGTGTTTTCCATCTTTGCTTCTCCTGATATGTTTGGCATGTGATATCGGCAAACTCCTGTAATAATTTAGGAAAATAACCATTTGCACCACCTCTCACCCAATTCATGCTACGATTTGCGCTCTGTTACTTCTGGGAATATGGGCATGAAATTAGCTTTAGCTGTGATGGTATTGCTGGTGTGCTCCGCGGCGCACTCTGATACACAGAGTGCTGCAGAAAATCTAAGCGACTGCGTAACCCATTATGCGGACAGTCAAATCAAAACCACTAAATCGGCTGGTGACATCTCTAATGAATCTTTTGATAAATGTAGCGCAGAGCTCTCTGAATACCATGCCTCAATAGGCCCTGATAAAGCGCAATGGTCTGGTTTAAGTGCACAACAAAAAGAAGCTATTTCAAAAATTAGAGACCAGACAACCTCCAGGGTTCGTGAGAGTTTATCTTCACAGATTGTCACCTTTATCACAGAATCGCGCAAGAAATCCTAA